CCTTAGTTGTTTGCCTTAGTTGTTTGCCTTAGTTGTTTGCCTTCTGTAATAATATTTATACAGTATACATATTTTTCTTAAAGTATAAGTTAATTAAATTAGCGTTGGTAGTTTCAAAACACTTAGTTTTTAATTCTGATGTTTCTTCTAAATTTGTAATAATAGCAATACCGTCGCTGTCGTTTATTAAATGATAAAGTTTATTGTTATTATAGTTAAAAACATTCGTATGCTCTACACTAAAGTCTAATTGCCATACAGTATGTAGTCCTTGAAACTGTTTTCCAAAGCCATAATCAACTATATCTTGTGTCATGTGAACGGATATTATAGGATCAATAGGCTGACTACGCAACCCTATTGTTTGAATCAATGTATTTAAATTTTGTTGTTGATTGTATTGTAGCGTTTGACTATCTTTGCTTTTTACTACTTTAGTTTCAGTAATGTCAACCAGTGTATATGATGTATAATATTCCGTCATACTAAGCTACGACCAAACGCTCTTCCTAACTGAAAACTTCCAACAGTTGCAGCACCTAGTGCTGCGGCTTTTGCAACAGTGTCTATGCCTCTTGCTTTAGGCTGTTCTGCATTATGTGCATTATGGATTTCAAGTCCTTGTGATCTAGCCATGTCTCTAATAAAGCTATAAAGTTCACTACGCAATGCTTTTGTTCTGAAGAACTGTACTAATCTTGTAATTAGTAATTGCTTTTGCATTGTGTTTAGTTTCTTCCAATCCTGCGCTAGTCTACGAACACTACGATAGTTTGAATTTTGAATATCTAATCCACGCTCAAGTGTTAGGAAAAATGTTGAAGGACTTTGTATTGGTCTACCGTATGCAATTTGTAATAAAAACTGTCTAATTTTTGTTTCAGGCAAATTGAATTTTGTTTGCTGAATTTCATCTTTATCTCTAGCAGTACTAATTCCTGTTTTAAGACTATTAAGTGCCATATATAAATCTGTTCCGCCAGGTCTAAAGTTATTAAAGTTATTAAACATCATTGTGCGAGTTGCATATCCTTGTGCGGCTTGTGCAAAATCATATTCATTACTAAGAATGTAAAGTGCTATCATATTCATAAATGCAAAGTCTGCCATGTCTCTAGAACTAGTGCCTTGCACACGTTGCTTGCTTCTAAACATTTTACTTTCAGTAATTTCGTTGCCAATAAAACTTAGTCCCAGTCCTTTTTTAGGTTCTGGAGTTACAGTGTGTCCACCGCTCATTTCTGCATATTGTTTTGCTGTATACTTTTCCATACTAGTATTTACCTTAGTTTGGTGTCCAACGATGTCGTGGAACTAACTTAATCTTATCTCTGGTAGCAACATAACCTTCGCCGCCTTGTTCTCCACGTGTAGTTGCTTTTACATCAGCACCTGCACTGTCTAATTGATCAATAATATTGTTTTTAGCATTTTGTACTTTTACTACTAGCTCTAGAATTGCATTCAATCCACCAGTATCGCTTGCCATAAGTTTTGCTTGTTGTCCTGCGCTAACTTTACTTTGTTTGAGCCAATCAAAAAACCCTGATTGTAATTGATCAAGTTTGCCCATTTTTGTCATTTGATTTACATAGTTGTACAGTATTGCACTTTTGTTGCTTAGACCTTGTTCAGGTGCCAACCATGCATCAATTTTCTGTGCATTAGCGTTTGCGGTATTTACAATATCTTGTACTACGTCTGTATCAACTTTAGGTTGATGTGTTACATAAGTTTGTCCTAATACCACTAAATCGTTGCTGTTTAATGATTTAGTGTCTTTGACAGGTGTACCTTGTTTGTCTCCAAACGCATCATGATATGTATGTACTACTACACCTACTTTACTACCCGCTATACGCTTGCCTAGTGCGCTGTTAGGATCAACAGTGTATGTTACTTTGTTAGGAGTAAACTGTAGCCCACTGTCCGAGCTTGTAACGGGCTTTCTAGGTGTATACAGCAAATCTCCGTACACATATCCTCGCATGTCTTGTGGAGTGTTGGCTTCTAGTATTTCAAATACACCTGACATTTCACTAGCAAAGTCTTTGCGCCAATCTTCACCTTGTCCTGTATTCATAATAAAATCTGCTAAAGCACCACTGCTAGTGGTTTTGTTTTTGCCCCAACCGTTTTTGCCTGTCATTACAAATGTACCGTCTGGTTCTCTACCCCAGAATATTGTAGGGTTACCATCCCATTTAATGCTAACATCTTTTGAATCTTGTCCTAGACGTTGTAGTATACTGGCAGCTTGTAGGGCGCCTTTGCTACCGTCAAAACTTACTAAGTCTTCTAGGTGATTATAATCTCTACCTTTTTGTGCAGCTTCAGTTAAAAAATGACGAGCTCTCATTATTCAAGCTCTTTCCAATTTGGATCATTGCGAAGATCAGCAAGTAATGCATCACCTGCTTCTTTGCCCAACGCTGCAAGTATTTGCTCTACGCTGCCAATGTCTTTTCCTGTGGCATTTGGGCCTAATAGTATACGTGCTACTTCGTCAATATTGTCTGTTACTAGGTCTGCTTTTTTACCGTTAGCATCTCTATTAAACAATCCTTGGTATGGGCTCCACAACATGTTTTTACTTTTAGCAATATTTGCTAGTGCAATTTGTTTGTTCACCCCTTTCCACTTCGAACCTTGTGGAATAGTATGTGTGTGAAACTTTGCTGCATTTTCTGCATTAGGTACAACCATAATATCAACTTGGTGTGTGTGATCACCCATTGGTACTTCAACATGTACACTAGTGCCACTTTGTCCTGTGTTCATACCTGCTAGGTCAAACACTTGACGTAATTTTTTGCGAATGTCAGCATCCTTAGCATCTTCCATATTGAAATGCTGTCTTAATTGATTAATATCTACAATCATATCCAAGTCTCCGCTGATCTTGCCAGGAGTTGGAGTTGCACCACTGCCAATTGGAATAGCAGTGCTGTTTGTTTTAGCAAGCACATTGTTGATAGACTTCATAATACCAGGAATCATTTTGTGGTCAAAGCTCACACTATTAGGAAAGATGTTTCCACCTTCCTTGAATAAACTGCGACCTCTTAGTCTTTTAATACGGCTACCACGGCGTAATTTACGCTTATGTGTCCCGCCTAGAATGTCTGCTATCTTCATCTACTTTACCAATACCTCTTTGAAACTTACGAGGATCTTTAGTTCGAATACTGTTAATCAAACGCTTGTTTAAATCTGCGGCTGTTTCTACATCAAAACTTTCATTGATCAAATTGATCAAGTTGATAGCAGTAACAATCACTTGTTGTGCGTTTGATTCAACAATATGCTTTTTGTCACGCTTAGGTGACATTGCATTAATTTCTTCTAAAATTGATCTCGTTTTACGCTTCATCTTAATAGTATTTAGTAAATATTGTTGCTGGAGCATTGGTGACTAGCACTTATGGCAAATTGCGGAACTTATGATTCTCAACTTAGGACCCATTAACAATAAGAGCATAATCATCAATGGCACACAAACACAGAACACAGGCTCAACTTAGGCTCATATTAATGACTCATTTTAAACACAGTGTTTGTTGTTCGGAATCACACATAGAATAGATAAGGTACACTGCACCTTTGCTTCAGCAATTATAAAAAGTACTCAAAGTTTTGTGCTGTCATGTGTTTAGCTACAAACTTTGCACCGTTGCTTATGTGAAATTTTCTTGCCATTTCAGTTAATGGACTTAGTGTTACAAACTTTTTAACATCTGGGTTTGTACGCTTGATATGTTCTGCTACTCCGTTTACAATTTCTCTACCTGCTCCTTTTTGATAACTCCATACAGTATAGAATACAGCAACATCTGTACCTATCCATTTCATATCTTGTTCGCTAGTAGGAACCTCGTCAGTATAAGCTACACAAATTACAGCCGCTACTTCATTATCACGTTCCAATACATAAACTTGCCTGCCTTGTCTTGTTCGCCATTCAGCACTGATATGTGGTCTAACAGGATCGTTGTCAATATGTTTTAATTCTTCACTAGTTGCTAATCTAATCACTACTCGCTCTTTCTCAACAGACTTTTAAGCCTATCTGTTGCATCTACTTGTGGATTTGCATCCAACTTATTTTCAGTAACACTTTCACCTGCTGGTGCTACTGTGCTTTTTGTTTTTAATTTCTGATAGATGCTAGTTACTGCACCATCATCGTCTTGTTCATCTTCATCTAAGTCTGTAATACGTAAACTTTCCATATTGAATGCTAAGTCTAGTTTTTGTCCTACTCCACTACTTGAACGTGTTTTCATAAACTGAATTTGTACACGCCCACGTTCACGCATTGCACGACTACTAAAAATACCAATCAAGTTGTCAGCAGTATTAATCTTACTAATACCGCCCGCAATATGCGAATGATCAAATTCTACTTCGTCAACTGCACTACGATTCAACTGCGATGCAGTAACAAATAGTGTGCCAAGTTCAATTGCCAAGTTACGCAACTCTTCTGAGACAAATTTATCTTTAATAAATTGATCGTTTGGACTTACTTTTGCGCTAATTGGCATCATCAAGTCCAAATAGTCTACAAACAATGCATCAACTTTTATGTTGTTTTGTATTTGAAATTCTTTAAGATACGCTTTGATGTCGTTTACATTACAGCCGTTTTTCATTTGTACAACTTGCAAACGTCCTGCTTTTTTACTTGCCATCTTAACTCTGAGCGCAACATCATCACTATTTTTCATTACATCTTTTGTACCCATGCCTGTAAGCATAGCATCTAAACGCATACTACAAAGTTCTTCACTAAGTTCTAAGCTGATGTACACACAGTTTTTGCCTTGTAATGCCCAGTTCAGTGCTAAGTTTTGCATAAACAAACTTTTACCACTACCAGATCCACCTGCAAAAATGTTAAGTTCTCCTAAGTTAAAGCCACCATACAAATATCTATCAAATGTTTCCCAGCCTGTGCTGTTTTGCCCTCTACTATCTTTAATCTTTTGAATACGTCCTAAAGGATCTTCCCAATAGTTTGTACCAAAGTCTTTAGCTAATCCAATTTCAGTTGCTTCTTTAATGATTGCTTCTACTGTGCCGTATTCTTTGCGCTCTAGTTTATCAGCACTTTTTAAAATTGCTGCTTCAAGTGCTTTATGTCTACAGAACTGCTCAAAGTTATCCATGAACCAAGTTTTATGTTCGTCAGTTACTCTATCTCTTACATCACTAAATTCGACTCCGCCAACAGCTTGTACTTGTTCTAACATTGGAATATTACCGTATTCCTCTACATGCTTTTGAACAAAGTCTACTGTATCTCTAAATTGTCTATCAAAGTAACTGCTTTTTAAAATAGCATTACACCGCACAAACAAATCCTTGTCTGCTAACAAGAACTCCAAATATAGTTTTTGTAAGTCTGCGCTGTAATCTTCACTCATTTATTTCCCCTTGTAACTTTTTAGTAATATACTCTTGTCTAGTATATATTAAAGTCCATTCGTTTGCTCTGTGCGGCACTGCGCCTTGACTATCCATTTTTATAGCGTATTTCCAATAATGTGTCAACCATATTATTTTTTGCGATATATCACTGCGTATAGGAAACCATGCAAATTTCCTAATCCATTCTGTAGTTGGTGTGAAATGAGCACTTATATGCTTCATGTTTGCTGCTCTCTTGTCAAATTCTTCATCTCTAATATTGTAATCATCTACAACGGGATTTAGCAAGTATTTTGATTTTTGTACTTGATGTTTCGACACTTTCTAATATGCTCCTCACTGTAAATAATCTGCCATAGTGTATAGCTGCATCTCCAGCATCTTTAATATTTTCTTCCCATTCTGGAAAACTAACAGCCCAGCCACGTTTGACTGCAATGTTTACTGTATCTTTGCCTGCTTGATCAAAGTCTGGCAACAGCACAACATTTTTCCCTAAGTCTTCAATTATACTGCACTGTGTGGCACTAGGTGTATTTCCTGCTAGCGCAACTCCACCTGTTATTAATGCATCAAATTGGCCTTCAGTGACAATCACCGTGTCGTGTGTTTTTTGTGCATCTAAATTGTACACAAAATGCTTTGGACTTTGCAAATAGTACTTAGGCATTGCATCTGGTTTGTGTTCTGGTACCCAACGAGCAGTATATCCAACAATTTCGCTGTTATAGATAAATGGCAATATTACTCTGTTAGAAAAATGCATATGCGGGCTCCAATACCAATGTTCGTGAAAATCTACTCCACGTTTCATCAAGTATGTACAAGCCAATGCAAGTTTGTCTAGTTCTTCATTTGTTAATGTGTCAATGGGATAACTACCTATTGGATAACTGCGTGGAGGTAACTCCATTGGTTGCCATTTAATAACAGTTTTTTTAGTTTCTTCTTGGGGCAGATAATGCTTACTAATATCTCGGGCATCCTGATCTTTGAGTAATTCTAAATTAACTCGCTGTATATCAGCTTCGTCTACACCAAATGCTTTAAGCAGTTGTGTTAGTCTACCATTGATTCTTTTGCCATCGCTCCATCCAGTTTTAAACCCACAGTTAAAGCAATTGTACTGAAATTTTTCGTCTTGAAACATTATGCCGCCGCGGCCTCTAGTATCTGTTCTGTGACCACGAGTATGACACATTGGACAGTTTCCACTAATCCAACCACTAGGCGTTTGTTTCCAGCCGTGAGGCATGTTTTGACGAATAAAGTCTAGTACTATCATATAATAATATTAAGCTCTATGAACGACTTTGTCAAGTGTTCCTGTGTTAGTAATGTCAGGAGTATGTACTAATCTAAGCCAATAATAATTGCCGTAGAAGTTATGATAACTTGTTCCTGTGTTTGCACTTACAGTGTAACTTTGGTTAGGTACATCAAACCAATCAGAACTTAAAGGTTGTAAACTTAGTGTTGCTTGGAACTTGTATGTTCCTGTGTAGTTAGTTGTGTAAACCTGTGCAGTGTTTAAACCTGTTCTGTTTGCAGTTTGTGCAGGGCCTTTCATTCTACCGCCGTAGTAATCATCTGCATCTTGTGTAAAGGCTGTAATGTCAGTACTTGGCTGAGATTGTAACACTCCTTCTCTAACATCTAATACAAACGTTAATCTAAAGTGTTGATCACTTGCACTGCCGTAAGATCCAGCAATGCCTGTTTCGTTGTAAATAATAACAATATCATGTAGCTTAACTTCAAGTTGAAGTGTTTCTTCATGATCTAATTTAAGGAGAAGTTTACCGCTATCATAATCAACTGGGATCAAGTCTTTTCTAATTATAGTATTTCCATTACGGTCATTGATGTAGGCTTCCCAGACTCTATTATGAAGTGTCTGAGGTTTTCTGTCTGTGTTTTTTACAAAAAAATCAAATTCGATATTTAAACCTCTATATAAAACAAGTGGCTTATGATTGTCAGGTCCGTAATATGTTGTACCGCGACGAGAAGGAGCAAGTATGTCTGCTCGTTGATTGTATTGATATAGTGTTCCTTGATACATTTATAAATCTCCACTAGTATTTATTTGACTAAGTAATTAAGATGAACAACATTCCTAAGAAATATGAAAATTTATTAAATGATTTTCCGTTTTTAACACTTGTTAGTTACGGCGGGCAAGAATATGTGGGCATTATACAAAATGTCGACAACAACCTTGCTAGTATGTACAACTACGACAGCATAAAAACACTAGAACAAAAACAAACGTTCTTAGAGTTAGGTGAAGAATGGTGGTGGGGAACAAACAGAATGATTCCTATCAATATTATATTGAAGTCGGCATTTGAACCTTACAGAGGCTGTTTAGTTACATTTAGTATCAAGGACTTTGAAGTTATTCACGGTCCTATAATAAGCCTTAGTAACATTATCCAAAAACGTGTTAAACGTAGAAACATTCAATTAGTGCGTAAAGTTTAGTAACCTAACTGTTCGCATATGAGATTTATATGTACTACTACCGCCATGGCGTAACTAATAGCATGAGCTTTTTTAAAGTAATATGCTTTGTTGTCGTTTACTGGTTTAACCCATACTTGATCCATAATTGTTGACCAATCTTTGTCTTGCAAATAACGTTTTGCTGGTCTAATAATTGCTAGTGTAGCAGCCAGTTGCTCTACTGTTCTCGGCTTTAGTTTTTTCAATAAACTGTCGTGCCCGCTTAAATGAAACACTTGGTCAACAAAATCTTTGTGTTCTAACAATTCCCAAATTGGTTCCTTGTTCATTAGATCGTGTAAATGGTTATCATCTTTAACATCTTTATAGATACTAAGATTAAGTAGATCCAATTTAAAAAACCCCATTTGATCTGCATCGCTGTGTTCTACTGTGCAAATGCTTGTAAATGGATTATTTGGAACTCTATGAAAATATACACCTGTATTGTGCTTACGATTCTTTAAACGTGCAGGTACATGCTTCAGCAGTGCTAGAGCTTCGTTTCTGTCAGCAAAGTCGATATCAATATCTGGTAGATTCATTTTTTTCCTGCTTGCTAAGTTCGCTAAAACGATTTGCGGTTTCTCTTAAATTATCATGTAATGTTTCGTTGTCTGGCAATACACTTCTTGCCATATTGTGTAGTAATATAACCATATCACCATCTGTTAGTGCTTTACGTCCTTCAGGTAATCCCATCTATCATCTCCTGTGCAAATTGTGCATCATGTGGGTTAAGTTTTGTTTTCTTTCCCCAATAGTCAGCATCGATACTATTAGCTATTCTTTTAAAACATTCATCTGGCATATTGCTTAGTGCAGTTTGTGCTCGTTTGCTACTGATTATAATCCACGGACTAATTTTACCTGTTTCAACCCAATCAGCAATAAGATATCCATTTGCACTTTCCCAAAATGTTGAAAAATACGAAGTGGTATTTGCATGTTCTACAAAACGTTCTAGCGCACGTTCTACACTTTCACGTTTACAGTGGTCTTGTACAAACAACAAATACATTTTGTCCGTAGGCCAATCTTTTAGTTTCACTTTGTTTTTAATCAGCCATCGAGTAAACTGTTCCTGATCTATTACCCTTGTGTTAATACAATAGTTGCCATATTTTACAAATGCAGAATAATACTGACTTTCAACAAAATCCTTGTACTCTTTAGGTTTACTTTGCATTTCGATTCGATAAAATAAATCATAACTACCAAATCCAACCAAGACATCTTGATTATCTTTTGCTTGCCAGCGTCTTTTCTTTTCACAACTGTGGGCTAGTAGTGTAGTTTCTTTACTGAAACTTTTTTTACAAAAATCACATTTAAATGTACCCATAGTTACGTGTATTGTTCCTAGCTGTGAAACTACTTGTTCCGCTGTTGTCATTTAAACAACTCTTTGATTTGTTTTTTATCCATACCCAATTCCTCTGCCAAATCTTTAAAGTCTTGTTCTGTATTTGTACTTACCAATAGTTCAATTTCATCATCGTTATATGTTGGATAAATTTCTTGTAACCATTTAAGCAGTTTGCCTGCTTTACCTTTTTTCTGTTTACTAGGCGGGATCCAAGGATGAAACTGAGTTGTGCCTAGTCCAACACACTGTAATAATTTAAATTGTAATTCTGGATCTTTACGCAATATATTGTAATGCTTGTTTACAAGTTCATTTGTCAGTGCCAAGTAATGATATTCAACTGCTGAATTTTTTGTTTGCACTGCACTAGTGTAGCGCATCAACACAAAGATGCCCAGCTTCTTTTGTTCTTCTTCTGTTAAACTATTCCACCAACCGCGATCTCTTTGATCAATAGCTCGCATTTCTTCTTTGATTGTTAACTTATTGCTCATTATCCAAACACCGCTATTAACACTATGATAATTAAAGCCCAAACCCAAAAGCTATTTCCATTGCTACGGCCAACAAGACCTTTGCGTTTAGCACAGTCATAACAATACTGATATTTTGGATTCTTACGATTGTTACAAAAAAGTGCGCTACATGTTCTGTTACTCATACCAATGCTTTCTTTTACGAGGATCAAATCCCATGTCTTCGTCGTAGTGTTTGATTGCCTGATTAATGATGGTCCATTTGATCCAACTATCAGCACAGTGATCTCTATTATTAAACAACTTGTTTATAATATAAACTAAATTAGCTTTATTGTCACGCTTTCTTTGCCAATTTCTTGCACTAAACGTTTGGTTAATTCTTCCGCCTAGCAAAACATTTACAAATATACTAAAAGCAATACTCAATCTTCTAAAGTACCTTACCATAGATCCTCTGTACTTAACACATCTGGAATTTTGTTTGTTTCTTTAACAAAATATGCACAAGGACTGTTTTCTTTATCTGCCAACGGTACTGCAAGAATATGTCCAAATTTTAGTTTAGGAAAGTACCATTTTACTTCTTGATAGATGTTTACAATTTCAATTTCATCAAAGCTAGGCAAAAACCCTGTAATAGGGTTAAACACAAATGCTTTAAATCCTCTGTCGTTCAGACTAGTGACAGGTAATACTTCTGGATCACCGATACTAGGATCACATACAATTAAACTCCAATCTAAAGGTACTTTAACTTGCCGTTCTCCTATTTTTAAAATTGCAGCAGGCGCATTAAAACTTTCCAAAAATACAAGCGGAACAAACATATAATCTGCTTCTTTTGGATTGCTATAATCTAACACACAATATCTAATGTCTTCGATCTCTTCTGGAACAAAGTCCAAATCGTATGATTGATTTTCAACTGTTAATATTTTTGTCATCGATAATCCACTTTCTCAATATGAAAGGGGTACTTAGCTTCTCTATAGAATTTCTTCCTTTCAGTTAAATGCCTTTTACTAAATTTTGCACTACTAGTAATATCCCAAATCTGTACATGATCTTTATCCTGGGCTTTACGAATTCCACGTCCAATACTTTGAATTACACGAACAAACGACTTACCAGGTTCAACAAGTACCAAATTAAAAATGCGAGGAATGTTGATACCAACGGCAGCAACACCGTATGTAGCAACGATGATTTTATTATTCGCCTCGCTGACTTCGTCATATTCATCTTTTCTATCTTTACTTTTCATCGAGCCGCTAATGAATACAGTTTCTTCTCCTAATCGTTCTAAAAGACCTTCACCTGCTTTAATACGATCTACTAGTACCAGTGTATTTCCACTTTCAGCTAATTTGGCAATCAACTCACTCATATAATCCAAACGTTCTTTATTGGTAGTTAGATATGTAAGTTCGCTTTGATAATCACCATATGAAATTGTATCTTGTAACTGTAGTACATTAACTTCGCAATTAGCCAACACACCCATGTCTTGCAGTTCATGTGCGCTCAAACTATTAGTTACTTCGCCTAAGCTCACTTCTAAACTTAGTCGTTCGTAGTCTGCTTTGGGTATTGTGCCTGTTAATCCCCATCTTACTGGAATATTAGCAAACGGACCTGTTAACAGTTTTTTAAGTACATCTGCTTTAGCCTGATGTACTTCGTCTACCATAACACACACAACACCCTCTGCAAAATGGTGTAAACCTTCATCCGCTAATCCATCGCGGAATCTTTTCTCTAAAACATTCAAACTCTGCCAAGTACATATGGTATGAGTTCGACCTAACTCTTTTCTGTCCCCAAAATACACACCTACGTCTAGTCCCAAGTTGATATAATCAGCTTCTGTTTGGGTAACCAAATCCTTATTTGGTACAATAACGATTGTGCGTCCGTGAGGTTCACACATATAACTAAGGGCGGCAGTAATCAGTGTCTTACCGGCGCCCGTAGCAATTTCTTGCAAACATTGCGGAGTTTCCAAGAACTTGTTTATAACCTCAACCTGGTAGTCACGCAATACAATTGGTTGACCTGCGGCTGGATGTTTACTAGGCCAAACCCTGTCACTGAACAGATCTTCGGTCACCGAATTCCATTGCAAATCGTGAGGCTGTCTATGATCCTCTAATTCAAGTTCATAACCATCTTCTTCTAAAACAGGAAGAATACGAGGCAAGCAATTAATAAAGGTTGCGCCGCCCATAGTAAAATACCCCACGCAACCATCCCAGCGTCCTAATTTGTAAGCTGGTACATGATATGCATAAGGTAAAAAGAACTTGAGCTTTTTTTCTAATTTACGACGAGTAGTTAATCCAAGTCCTTCGAACTTGCAATTAACCTCATCCTTGAGGATCAACTTTGTTTTCATATGTTTATAATACGTTCAAAAATTGTGTTTGTCAATACTTTGGTATATTAGCACGAGCTCTGAGATTGTCAGCCTCGTTTATAGATGATTGTAATTGTTTTTGTAGTTCTGCAACACGTTCTTTGAGATCTGCAATTTCTTTTCTTGCTTCGTGTAATTCTTTAGCACCACGATAGCCGTATTCAGTATATTGTTTATTCATATATTCTCTAGCCAATTTATTCCACCAACCCATTTTATATTCCTATACTAATACTTATAAAAGAAAGGGACTAGTAAGAAATCTTACTAGCCCCCGAGTCCTAACTGGTGTGAGTGAGAGTGACGCAGACAGAGGAGTACACCAGTTAGTATTGAATGCCCTTAGTTGAGTGAGTGTAGGACATCCAAATCTCTTTTTAGATCCGCTTCATACAAGTCGATTCGACATAGCTTTTCCACTTCTCTTTATTCATCTTGCGCAAGTCTGCAATTTTGAGAACCATACGCAAGCTCATTTCACGCAACCGATTCTTGTTTGTATAGATATAATCCATAACTTCGGTTTCGTCTTCTTTGCTGAAGTTGTAGCTATTAAGCATACCGTCTCCAACAATTTGTTTACAACGTAGATACTTGTCACGCATTGTATCCAACGTCAAATCCAAGTAGTGACAACGTGACATAATCGCATCCAAGTGATCTTTAATTTTACCACGTGTCTTGTCAAACTTGAGGTTCGTAATAAAAATAATCGAACCTTTAAAATCAAACTGATCAGGCACACCGTTACTGTACAGTACCCGGCTTTCGCTACGCCAGCTTAGTGTCCGCTTTGGACTACTGTCAAGTGCCGCTTTGAGCAAGTTCAAACTAACTTCATCGTACAACACACTATCACAGTCATCTAGTACCAACACGCTGCCATCACCACTGTATTCATACAGCAACTGGTACAAACCAATTGGACTAGCGGCGCCTTTTTCAACACCAAACTTGCGAGTTGAACTACCACTCATTTTAAGCATAATGCCTGCATCTTTGAGTACCTTTTCAACTCCAAAGCTCTTACCAACACCCGGAGGTCCAGTAACAACCATGCCGCGAACAACCCCATCGCATGACGCATAAGTCATGTCTTCTAGGATTTGAAATCGCTCCCGTAACCGTTCGATGACTTGTTCATCTGTTTCAGGTTGGGCGGCTTGGCCTGAAACAACATTCTCACCATCTTCTAAGTAATCAAACTCACTTTGGTCAACTACTTTGATACGAATGGATCGATCCGGGAAGCCAGGTACTGCACTACCGTCGACGGTAATAAAGTTACCTGTTTTGCCTGTTTTGTATTCTTTAACTAATGGAAACACAACGTCCTTTACTGTAATGTTCCGATACGTACCGTTTGCGATACGAACTTGTTTTTCTGTAGCTGTCTGCATATTCTCTCACTCCTTTTGCTTTCGTCTACATATTAATAATAACACCTTTGTTCGTGCTGTCAACCTTTTTTATTCAATTTTTACATAATTTAGAACAGTTTCTTTACATTGACTGAACTTGCTGACATCATGTGTTTTGACTTTGCCGGTCATAATTACATCTTTGCCTTCCAAAATTCCAGCAATATCCGGCTCACGATTAAAGAAAAACTTTACAATGTTTCCATCTTGATTGATACAGGTCACCAAGTGAATGTTGTACTTGGCAATAAACTTTACGTCTTTAATATGTGCAGGAAAACGAACACGTTCGCCAATCTTGCCAACAAACTCGCTGGTGTCACGATGTTCGTCAAAAAACTGATCCAAGCCTTGACGTTTTTGCAACACACGAAAACTGTTTGGCAAGCTAGCAATCACTGCAACACCAAATCCATCTGTAGTTTCATTGCCTACAGAATTAAGAACACTTTGCTCAAAATCATTGATTGTGCCCATCAACTTTTTAGCAATCAATTCATTTTTGAATTCATCTACTACACGGTCAGCTTGTGCAATAGTGTCTTTACTAATTTCAATCATTGGCTCTTCACCTTGTATCATATTCAAGATACAAGTTTTGTTGTCATTTACACGCTTTTGAGATTCGTGATCAAAGTATCCAAAGCCGCTTTTGATAAAGCCTTGCTGTTTGTCAACTTCGATTGCCAATTCTAACACTTGGCGACTATTGTACTGAGGTTTTTGACGAGCCATTTTCTTTTCCTCTGTTTCTTTTCAACTTACATATACATATTAACATCAAGATATCTTATGTCAACTAAAAAAGTATTGAAAAAAGAAAAATAAACAAAAGTGATAATAAAAATACTTTGAGTTTGCTAGTTGGAAGATAGCTGTAGCGAAATGAATACATCAAATCCTCTACAGCTTCTTCACGTGTTATTTCGTCAGTTTGTTGCATACTAACTTTTTACCTGTTGGGGTATCGATTGTTATAGCTGGCAACTCAGGATTAACCTGTCTGCATTGTATCTGTTGCCAAGTATAACCATCTTTACTTTGTTCCACTGCGGTGTCAATAAACTCTTTGTTTTGAGTAGCAAACAAACCAAGAAATATAATGGCAGTAATTGGTTCCATTTTTATCTCCTAGTTTATGGCGGACGGACAGGGATTCGAACCCTGGGAGGAGTTGCCCCCTCAACACCTTAGCAGGGTGCCGCTTTCGA